CCGCAAGAACATCACCGAACTGGGCAACCGCGAGGCCGAGCCGGACTGGATGAGCCCGGACGACGCGGCCGGGATCTACTTCACCTGGAGCCAGAAGCAGCGCGACGACTTCCGGGCCAAGGGCCTGTTGTCGGGCCTGCTCACACAGGGAGCGGGCGACCTGGAGGCATACAGTCTGTGGCAGTCCCTGGTCAAGCAGAGCGCCCTGTACGGGGCGCAGGACCAGCAGGTGGGCCCGCTGGACATCCTGTCCGGGTACGTCAAGGGCAACAGCAACGGCGGCTGGATCAAGCAGGGCAACTTCGAGGTCAACCCCCTCACGGGCGAGAAGCGCTACATCGGCCCGCAGTTCAAGACCACCAGCCAGCAGCAGGTGGACCTCACCGACCCCGCCACCGCGCGGGCGGTGGCCACCAAGATCTTCCAGGATCTCCTGGGGCGTGACCCGAACTCGGGGGAGATCAGCGCGTACGCCAACGCGCTGAGCCAGTCCGAGGCGAGCAACCCGTCCACGGCCGTGACGACCACGCAGTACGACATGGCCACGGGTGAGGCGACGAACACCAACACGGTCACCTCCGGCGGCCTGAGCGCTGACGCTCAGGCGCAGATCGCGCAGGACCAGATCAGGGGCAAGAAGGAGTACGGGGCCACGCAGGCGGCCACGACCTACATGAACGCGCTGACCGGCGCGGTGGGCGGAGGCGCCTGATGGCCGTCTCCGGACAGGACATCGTCAACTTCGCCCGTACCGCCCTGGGGACCACGTACCGCTGGGGCGGGGACGACCTGAAGGCCGGCGTGGACTGCTCGGGGCTGGTCCAGCAGGTCTTCGGCCGGTACGGCATCTACGTGCCCCGCACCACGTACGAGCAGATCAATGTGGGCGCCAATGTCCCGGTGGACAAGCTTCAGCCCGGCGACCTGGTCTTCTTCGACACCGAGCCGAACAACAAGGGTGCTGACCATGTCGGCATCTACATCGGCGGGGGCAAGTTCATTCACGCGCCCCACACGGGCGACGTGGTCAAGATCTCCAGCCTGTCGGACAGCTATTACATGAACCGCCTGATGGCCTCCAGGCGCGTCCCCGGCATCGCCGGGTACGCCGGGGGCCAGGGCACCCAGTACGCCGCGACAGCGGCGCCCGGAGCCCCTCAGGTGAAGCTGTCCGCGAGTGACCTCGCGGACGAGTACGGCATGAGCTATTCGTTCTTCAAGTCCCAGCCGGAGCTGATGACGCTCCTCAAATCCGCCGTGAGCGAGCAGTGGACACCGGAGGTGTTCACCTCGCACCTGAAGAACACCAAGTGGTGGACACAGAACAGCCAGAGCGCCCGGCAGGCGCAGGTGCTGGCCAAGACCGACCCGGCCACCTACAAGGCCAACCTGGCCGCCGCCCAGGCGGCAGCCGGCGAAGCCGCCGTGAAGGCCGGAGCCATCCTGTCGGGCAAGCAGCTCCAGCAGCTTGCCCAGAACATCGTGAACTTCCAGTGGAACGACGCCCAGGTGGCGAACTACCTGGGCAGTTACGTGAACTTCACCAAGGACCACACGATCGGCGGCCAGGCCGGCGCCGCCTATCGGCAGATCACCCAGTACGCGTACGACCAGGGCGTACGGATCTCGGACCAGACGGCGAAGAACAACGCCGCCTACCTGGAGCGGGGCCTGACCACCATGCAGGGCATCCAGGACGGCCTGCGCCAGCAGGCCATCTCCACGTACCCCGGCTTCGCCGAGCAGATCGCTGCTGGCGCGACCATGCGCGATATCGCGCAGCCGTACATCCAGATGGCCGCCCAGCAGCTGGAGCTGCCCGAGACGGACATCTCGGTGTGGCACCCCAAGGTGCGCGCGGCGCTCCAGCAGGCGGACCCCAAGGGGCAGCCTGCCCCGATGAGCCTGAGTGACTTCCAGTCCACCCTGCGGGCGGACCCGGCATGGCGCACGACGCAGAACGCCCAGGACCAGACCATGCAGATCGGGCGCCAGGTGCTCCAGTCGATGGGCCTTGTCTCATGAGCCTGACTTTCGCCCAGTTCAAGGCGGGCATCAAGCAGGTGGAATCCGGCGGACGCTACAGCGTCGTGAACTCCATCGGCGCCGTGGGCGCCTACCAGGTCATGAAGTCCAACATCCCGGAGTGGACCCGCAGGGCCCTGGGGTACTCGATGACCTGGCAGCAGTTCCGGGACTCGCCCTCAGCCCAGGAGAAGGTGGCTGATGTCATCCTGGGTGGCTACTTCAAGCAGTACGGCGCCGAGGGCGCCGCCAGCATGTGGTTCTCCGGACAGCCCAACCCCAACAGTTCCGCCTCGGACGGCGGCAACACCGTCCGCCAGTATGTGGACAAGGTGCTGGCCGCCTCGGGCGGCGGCCCGTCCGCGGCCCCGACCTCCGGGAGCACGGCCGTGACGCCGAAGTTGGACACCAGCGCCCTGGCCGACTCCTACGGCCTGAGCGCAGCCCTGGTCAACAGCTCCAGTGAGCTGAAGAAGCTGTTCAAGCAGGCCGTGGCCGGCTCGTGGTCGGCGGATGTGTTCTCAGCGAAGCTGAAGAACACGAAGTGGTGGTCCACGCAGTCCGACACGCTGCGGCAGTACATCACCCTGAAGTACACCGACCCGGCCAGCTGGCGGCAGAAGCAGGCCCAGGCTCAGTACGCCGTGAACGCTCTCGCGGTCCAGGTGGGCCTGGGCAACCAGATCGGCCCCAAGGGCGTGGCGTCGGCGCTGCTGAGCAGCGCGGTGTACAACTCGCTGGCGCTGGGCTGGTCCGATGCCCGGATCAAGGACTGGCTGGGAAGCCGGGTCGCCGTCCAGGGCGGCATCATGACCGGCGAGGCGGGCGAGGCGTTCGACAAGCTCCACACCCTGGCATACCTCAACGGCATGAAGTACGGCTCCGCCTGGTACGCGGGCCAGGCCCGCTCCATCGTGAGCGGGACGGGCACCCAGGAGGCCGCGGAAGCCCTGATCCGCCGCCAGGCGGCGGCGAAGTACAGCGCCTTCGCCGACCAGATCAAGGCGGGACAGGACGTCATGGATCTGGCTTCGCCCTACATCAAGGCCGTGGCCGACATCCTGGAGGTGCCCGACACGGATGTGGACCTGTTCAACAGCCACGTGTCCAAGGCCATGACCGCCAACAAGGGCGGTCAGGCCACGTCCATCTGGCAGTTCGAGAACGACCTGCGCCGGGACCCGCTCTGGAGGAAGACGCAGAACGCCCAGGACGGCGCAATGCAGACCGCGCATCAGGTGCTTCAGCAGTGGGGGATGGTGTTCTAGTGGCGACGATCAGCACGGTAGCCCCGGCCCGGCAGAACGGGCCGTCCTGGACCGGCGGGACTGCCCGCAAGAACGGGCAGACCGTCCAGGACTTCGAGAACGCCCTTCAGGGCAGCCAGCGTGACGCCTTCGTCGCGCTGAACGCGTTGTTCACCAGCTATGGCCTGAGCACTCTCGCCCCGAAGATCTTCTCGTACATCCAGAACGGGTACTCCGCCGACACGATCTCGGTTCTTCTCCAGGAGACCCCGGAGTACAAGCAGCGCTTCGCCGGCAACGAGATGCGCAAGAAGGCGGGACTGGCCGTCCTGAACCCGGCGGACTACCTGGCCACCGAGGCCAGCTATCGCCAGATCATGGCGTCCGCCGGCCTGCCGAAGGGCTTCTACGACAGCCCTGCGGACTTCGCGTCCTGGATCGGCGGCGACGTGTCGCCGACCGAGTTGAAGGGCCGTGTGGACCTGGTCACGGCTGCGACCACGCAGGCGAACCCGTATGTCAAGCAGCAGCTGAAGGCGCTGTACGGCGTCGATGAGGGCCAGATCGCCGCGTACTTCATCGACCAGCAGCGGGCGTTGCCGCTGCTCCAGAAGCAGGAGCAGGCATCCGAATTCGCTGCTGCGGCAGCCCAGCAGGGGCTGCTGACCGACCGGCAGCGCATGGAGGACTACGTCACCTCAGGCTTCAGTCTGAGCCAGGCCAGCCAGGGCTTCGCCCAGGTGGCCCAGGAGCTGCCGAACCTCCAGGCGCTCAGCGCCCGGTTCGGCGTGACCTTCGGGCAGGTCGCTGAGGAGCAGTCCGTGTTCGGAACGAGCGCGGACTCGGTGGCCAAGAAGCGCAACCTGGTCAACTCCGAGCGGTCCCTGTTCGGCGGAGCCGCCGGGACGGCGGCCTCCGGCCTGTCGGCGGGATACAGGGCGACCTGAGCGCGCCCTATCCCCCCATGTACCAGCAGCGTGCGGCGATCGCCCCGAAGACCACGGCGGCGATCACGCCGCCCGCGTGACTCGGCCCCGTGATCGCCGTGGCGATGCCGCCTGCGGCGAGCAGGCCGAAGGCGATAGCCGCCCTCGTCCACCCGGCTTCTCTCATCTCTCCCCCTCCATCGGTGTGCGCAGCGTAGCGCTGCGCGATGCCCTGCTACAGGCGCTAGCACTAAAGTGCTAGCAGGAGTTGTAACCTGTTCTAGTCAGGGGAACCACCGGCCCTCTGGCCGCAGAAGTCCGGGAGTGGAGCGCGAACCGGCCCCCCAGCCAGTGAGCAGGCCACGGAGACCAGGGAGTGCGCAGTGAGCGACATGTACGGCTTCGGCCCGGAAGACACCGAGCCTCAGACCGAGCAGCCGGCCCCCAAGTGGTTCCGGCAGCACATGGACAAGGTCTCGGAGGACCTGAAGGTGCTCCGCGAGGAGAACGACCGCCTGAAGGCCGCGCAGCAGCAGCAGGCCGTACGAGAAGCGCTCACGGCGAAGGGCTTCGCCCCGCAGGTCGCCGACCTGTACCAGGGCACGCCCGACAAGCTGGACGACTGGCTGGGCACCTACGGGTCCGGACTGGCCAAGACCGACGGCGCAGCCGTCGAGGCCGGGCAGGGCGCGCAGGGCACGCCGCAGACGGTCGTCTCGCCCGAGAGCCAGGCAGCCCTGGCGGCGTTCGGCGCCGCCGGATCAGACGGAGCGTCCTCCGCCCTGACGGGCGAGGAGCAGCTGGCCGCGCGCATGAACGCGGCCCAGACTCCGGAGGAGTTCGCGGCCATCATGCGTGAGGCCGGGAACCGCCGCTTCTGACCCGCTGACCTGCTCTCTCTCCCTGCTTCTGCGATACCCGAAAGGGTGAGAGACCGACATGGCCAATGCGTTCACGGACACCTCTGCACTGTCCAACACAGTGCAGACCGCATACGACAAGCTGTTCCGCTTCAACCTGCGCTCCCAGCCGCTGTTCCGCTCCCTGGCGGACGTGCACCCGACCGACCTGACGGCGCCGGGCTCCAGCATGGTTCTGGGCATCTGGCAGGACCTGGCTCCGGCGACCACGCCTCTGTCCGAGGACGTGGACCCGGACGCGGTCGCCATCGGAAACCCGACCCAGAAGACCCTGACCATCAACGAGTACGGCAACCCGGTGCTCCGTACCCGGAAGTTGATGCTGGTCAGCCTCACCGACGTGGACCCCGCTGCCGCGAGCATGATCGCGTACAACATGGCGGACTCCGTGGACGTACTGGTCCAAACCCAGCTCCGCGGCGGCTCGTACCTGATCCAGCTCAAGGGCGGCACCACCACGTACGTCACCAACGCCACCAGCTCCACCGTGGCCACCACGATGGCGGGCACCGACACCTTCAAGTCCTCGCTGGTGCGCCTGGCCGTAGCCAAGCTCAGGACGAACAAGGCGGTACCGAAGAAGGGCTCGTACTTCGGCGGCTTCATACACCCCGAGGTGAGCCACGACCTGCGCGCCGAGTCCGGCGCCGCAGCGTGGCGTGACCCGCACAACTACTCGGCGGCGGGCAACGTATGGGCCGGCGAGATCGGCGCCTACGAGGGCGCCTTCTGGATCGAGTCGCCCCGGTGCTACCAGGCCGTGGACGCCGGTACCGGCGACAACACGGTCCGCCGGTTCAGGACGTACATCCTGGGCCAGGAGGCCATCGCCGAGGCCGTGGCCGATGAATTCCACATCGTCGCGGGCCCGATCGTGGACAAGCTCGGCCGGTTCCGCCCCCTGGGCTGGCTCGGCATGGCCGGCTGGGCTCGCTTCCGCGAGGAAGCGCTGATCAGGATCGAAACGTCCAGCTCGATCGACGCTTCCTGATTCATGACCACGTGGACTTTCCTGACCCCCATGGTCGAGGAGGGGCCGGCTTCCTGGGAAGACCGCCTCTTCCTCCGGATCAAGCTGGCCCGGGGAGTCACGGTCCTGGAGGGACCGCCCGGTTCATACCGGGCGGTCCGTTTCCCCACCCAGGACGAGATCGCGGCGGCGACCACCGCCTACATCGGCGGCCACGAGTACGACGTGGACGACGCCACCAAGGCCGCGCTGATCGCGGCCGGCGTGGGCGTCACGGATGCCAGCTTCCAGTACGTGACCGGGACATACGGCACGGGAGGGTACGGAGAAGGGGTGTACGGCGGGTGACTATCTCCCCGATCGCAAAGGGCACGACGAACTGGGACGTGCCCCTGGAGGCCAATGTCCAGGATCTCCAGAACCAGCAGACCGCGCATGCGGGAGCGGCCGATCCGCACGGCGATCGTGCGGACGCCGCCTCGAAGTACGTCCCCAAGACCGGCGGCAACTTCACGGGCGAGGTGGACATCCAGCCCGCCAGCGGGCGGGCCGCCTTCTTGAAGACGGTCGATCCGACCGCGCACACGGCGACCTTCTACCAGGCCGCCACGTCCGGCACAGACACGGCAGCGGCCGTCAACGCGACCTCGGACAACAGCGCGACCAGTGCCATGTTCCTGTCGGGTATAGAGAGCGCCCGGGGCACCCTGAAGGTTGCCCACCGCAACCCGGGGCCCGGCGCCACCGCGGACGCCTCCGCGTCGGCGGTGTCCATCGACCTCCAGGACGCCGGGCAGGGCGGCACCGCCGCCCAGGGAATCTTCATCACCTCCACGACCACGGCGGCCGGTTCCACCGGCAACGCCGTGACGGTCCGCTTCGGCGGCCAGGACTGGTTCGTCGTCAAGGGCGCGGTCAGCGCCGGGCAGGGCGTGGTGGGCGTCGGCGTGGCCACGGGCCACGTGCCCGCCGGGATGCTGGAGGTGGCCCAGAAGGACACCACCACGCCGGGGATCGCCATGACGGCGATCGCCTCCGGCACGGACATGGTCAACCTCAAGGACTCCGGCGGGAACCAGCGCTTCCAGGTCAGCAACGCGGGCAACGCCATCTTTCGGGCAACGATGTTCTCGACCAGCCCTCTTCAGGGCGGCGCCACCTCGGCGGACCTCGGCGGCAGCTCCGGGTTTGTGATCTCCATGAAGAACGTCACCACGCCGCCCAGCACCAACCCGACCGGCGGCGGAATCCTCTACGTCGATGCCGGCGCACTGAAGTACCGCGGGTCCTCCGGGACCGTCACCACGATCGCCCCGGCCTAGGAGGCCGCCATGAAGACCCAACCCGAGTACGTCACCGGGGACGGCGGCAACGCCGTCATCGCCAACCAGGACGAGAAGGTCATCCTGGACGCCTGCTTCAGCGGCGTCCCGGCGGTAGCCGTTGGCTACCAGGAAGACGACAGCCACGTCAGTGCACAGTTCCGCGGCTCGGACGTAGCGGGGTCCTGATGGCCTGCCGGACCGGGTGTAAGACCAAGGCCCATAGCTCTTACCACGAGTGCCTGCGCGCGGCGAACACGACCACGTACCTGGCCAGCCCCTCCAAGGGGCTGGACGGGACCCGCCAGAAGGCATGGGACAAGGAACTGCACGACTACCGCGAGGCCCGCCGCCAGGGCATCCAGCCCGACGGCACCACTCGCCGCAAGGTCGAGGACGCCGTCAGGCGCTCCGATGAGGCCGGCGCGGCCTATGGCCGGGACTTCTCCCTGGCCAACCCCATGTGAGGCGCTGTGACCACCTTCGACGGGCTCCTGGTCCGTATCCGCCAGCAGGTCATGGGCTACGCCAAGGACCAGGCGCCCCTGGGCGAACTGGCCGCCGACATGGCGGCCACGGACGCGACCTTCACCGCCGCTCCGGCGACCATCACGAACTTGTCGCGGGGCCTGCTGGAGATCGATGACGAACTGCTGCTGCTGAGCAGCTACGACCGCACCTCGGGCGTGGCCACCGTCATGGGCGGCCTGAACGGCCGCGGCGCCGAAGGCACCACGGCGGCGTCCCACGCCGCGCACTCCCTGATCACCGCCGACCCGCGGTTCCCCCGGGCCCGGGTCAAGGAGGCCGTCAACGACGTCCTCCAGGCCCTGTATCCCTCCCTGGTGGTGTTCGCCACCACCGAGATCACGAACGTCTCCGTGGTCTACGAATACGCCATGCCCGCCGACGCCCTGGACGTGTGGGCGGTCAGCAACCAGACCATCGGACCCAGCCAGGTCTGGATGCAGGGCGCGGACTACCGCTTCAACCCCACCGCGGACACCGCGGCCTTCCCCACGGGGAAGTCCATCCAGCTGTTCGACAGCGTCACCCCGGGCCGCACGGTGTTCATCAAGTACACCAAGGCCCCGTCCCCCCTGGTCAACGGCAGCGACGACTTCGCCGCCGTAACCGGGCTCCCGGAGCGGTGCGTGGACCTGGTGGTCTGGGGCGCCTGCGCCCGGCTGCTGCCAGCCTACGAGGCAGCCCGCCTCCAGCAGTCCGCCGTGGAGTCCACGGAGCGGGCGGCCCTGGTGCCGCCGGGCAGCGCCCTGAAGGGCGCCCAGTATTACCTGGCCATGTACCAGCAGCGCCTGGAAGAGGAGCGCATGCGGACGTTCGCCGAGAACCCCCAGACCATCTCATTCGGAGTCTGACGTGCCCATCCTGCGCTATTACAGCTCCATCGCCCAGCCCACCACGCTGGCCGGGTCGGTCAGCGCCGGAGCGGCGAGTATCACCGTGGACGCAACCACCGGCTTCCCCGCGTCCACGCCCTTCGCGCTGGCCGTGGACTATGGCTCCCTGGCCGAGGAGCTGGTGGACGTGACCGCCGTGGCGGGCACCACGCTGACGGTCACGCGGGGCGTGGACGGCACCAGCGCCCAGAGTCACAGCCTGGGCGCCGTGGTCCGCCACGTGGCCTCGGGCCGCGACTTCGCGGACTACCAGACCCACCAGGCCGCCGCCAGCGGCGTGCACGGCGTCACCGGTGCCGTGGTCGGCACCACGGACACCCAGACTCTGACCAACAAGACCCTGACAGCTCCCGCCATCACGGCGGCGACCTTCACGGGCGCCACCGCCGGGACGACGGTGGCCACGGCCAAGGTCACCGGCGACGCCAACGGACGTCTGACCGTGGGTGCCGACGGCACCCTGACCTGGGGCTCCGGCACCGGAGCCGGCGACGTAACGCTCTATCGCGAGCAGGCCGACGTCCTCACCTCGAACGACGTGTACCGCACGTACCGCACCAACACCACGGACGCCGCCTATACCGCGCGGGTCACCGGCGACACCAACAGCCGGTACATCGTCCGAGCCGACGGCCAGCTGGCCTGGGGGGCCGGCGGCGGATCAGCCACGGACACCAACCTGTACCGCTCCGGAGTTGGGGCTCTCCAGACCGACAACGCGCTGACCGTCACGGGGCGCCTGACCGCCCAGGCGGGCGCGACCATCGTGGGCGACGCATCCCCGTCCACTGGAGGGGTCGCCATCAAGGCGGGCCCGGCAACCATTTATGTAACGGAGTTCCACGACGCCAGCAACACCCTGGTCGCCGCGGTTTCCGCAGCGGGTGTAGGGAACTTCGCCGACCTCCAGATTACCAACCCTGCGACCTGGGCATCTTTCCCGATGGCCTCCACGACCTGGAGGACTTCTACGGGAAATGCCACGCCGTCCTTCGGGAATGCCGTCCTGTCCTACAGCTACAAGATCGTTGCCGGCGTGATGAACGTGGCGTTCTCCCTGACCTTCGGTTCGACTACGAACTTCGGCGCATCGCCGACCACGGGGGATAACTGGCAGTTCTCGCTCCCGGGGGTCTATAACGTCGATCCGGCCTGGCGCGGCACGCAGCTCACCGGCGGCTTCGGCCGCGGCACGTCCACCACAGCCAAGACGTTCCCCTTCGCGGTGAAGTTCGACAGCACCGGCCGCTACTTCCAGTTCGACATCGCCGGCGGCTTCGTGGACGCAACGGCGATGACCAACGCCGGGTTGATGGACTCGGTCTCCCCGTTCACTTGGGCCAGCGGGAATGTGATCGCCTTCACGGCGGCCTTCCCGGTGACGCCCAACCCGTGAGGGGTGTCCATGGCTGACATCGTCTCTCGCATCCCCGCACCCCTGTCGGGACGCACAAGCCCCGGCGGGGGTAGCTATGCCCTGACCGACATCGACTATGACGTGTCGATCGGGGCGCTGCCCTTCATGCTCGCCACCAGTGACGAGCGGCCCATGACGATCGGCCTGGCGCCGATCCGCAAGGACCAGTTCGACAACAACCGCGAGCCGGGCGAGCAGAGCCTTTTGGGCTGGTGGGTCCGCTCGCAGTCCACCTTCATCGGCGGGGAGGGGATGCTGTACCAGGACCCCGACCAGGTCGGGGCGGCGAATTTGCAGAACCGCCACGCCATCCAGTACGGCCACTCCGTGGGCCTGAACCCCTGGACCAACGGCCGGCTGACGCTGCTGCGCAGCACCACCCAGCGCATCGCTGACGCCTCGGGGAACAACCACCTGGTCCTGGGCTGGAACGACAGCACGGACCGCTACTGGTCCGCCGTCGGCTCCGCCCTGAAGAGTGACACCGGCTCCGCCGTCACCGCGATCACCTGGGGCGGAGCCAACACCATTCGCTCGCTCACGAGCGACGGCACGAACTACTACGCGGCCGACAATGTCGGCATCTACAAGGGCGCCGGGAACGGCGCCGGAGCCCTCGCCTGGAACACCGGCAGCACGAACACGGTCGTGCGCTGGGTCAAGGGCCGCCTGATGGCGGGCATAGGCCCGAGCGTGTACGAGCTGGTGGGCGGGGCACCGCCCACCCTGCCCGCACCGAAGATGACGCATCTCAATGCGTCCTGGGCCTGGACGGACTTCGCCGAAGGCCAGTCCGCGATCTACGCGAGCGGCTACGCCGGCTCGCAGTCGGCCATCTACAAGTTCGTGCTGGACAGCTCCGGCACCGTGCCGACCCTCGCCTCCGGCGGCATCATCACCACCCAGCTTCCGCTGGGTGAGGTGGTCAACTGCGTGACGACGTACCTGGGTACGTTCGTCGGCATCGGCACCTCGCGCGGCTTCCGCGTGGGGGAGATCGACTCCAACGGGGACATCTCCTATGGCCCCCTGCTCATCACGAACGCCTCCGGCGTCAAAGCCGTCGGCACGTACGACCGGTTCTTCTTCGTCGGCGGCACCAACGCCATCGACGGGCAGAGCGGACTGTGGCGCGTGGACCTGGGCCAGATCATCCAGGACGCCGGGGCCACCACCCCCGGCTTCGCGTACGCCACCGACCTCCAGGCCCACGCCACCGGCGCCGTGAGCGCCGTGACGAACTTCGGGAACTCCGACCGCATGGTCCTGGCCGTGGTCGGCCAGGGGGCCTACCTGGAATCGGCCTCCACGCTGGAGGCCACCGGGTACTTCCAGACCGGCAGGGTGCGTTACAGCACCCTGGAGCCCAAGCTGTTCAAGTTCCTGTCGGTCAAGACGCCCACCCCGTTCAGCGGGTCCCTGACCGCCTCCATCACCGAACCCGGCGGTTCCACCACCTCCATCCTGACCATCGCGGAGGGCGGCAACGCCACCCTGAGCGATGTGGCGCTGGCCGCGCCGGCCGCGGCCGTGGAGTGGGCGCAGCTGCGCCTGGACTTCGCCCGCTCCGGGGGTGATGCCACCAAGGGGTCGGAGGTCAACGGGTGGCAGTTCAAGGCCATGCCCGGATCGGTGCGGCAGCGCCTGATCGCGCTGCCGCTGGCGTGCTTTGACTTCGAGTCCGGGCGAAGCGGCCAGCGCTTCGGCTACGAGGGCCGGGCCGCCGAAGTCCTGGCGGCCTTCACGCAGATAGCCCAGAAGGGCGACACGGTCACGTATAAGGACCTGGCCGCCGACACGGCGGTCCTGGTCGTAGTGGACGACTACAAGTTCGAGCAGAAGGCGGCCCCGTCGCAGACGGGAGCCGTCTCCGGCGGCTATCTGTGGGCGCAGCTGCGCACCATCGCGGATGTGATCACGTCATGACCGAGCACGAGTACCTGTCCACGGGGTGCCTGCACGGCAGGCACGACTACTGCCAGAACACCAAGGGCCAGGCCGGGCCGAAGAAGCCCGGCCGGTGCAAGTTCTGCGGATCCAAGTGCATCTGCAAATGCCACAAGGAGGCCACCGATGTGGCCGCCTGAGCGCGACATCATCGCGCCCGTCTCCGGCGTGGAGCACGAGGCCGTGAGGACCGCCCAGAGGGCACTGGGCCTCGCGCCGACAGGGGAGTTGGACGAGCCCACCAGAAGCCACCTGAGGGGCATACAGCGCCTCTTCAGGGTCCAGGTCACAGGAGTCCTGGACCGGGACACTGCGGCGCTCATCGAGCGCCTGCGCCACGTGTACAAGGAGGACTGATGACCAAGACTCAGCTGATCGATCTCGGTGAGCGCGCCGGCTGGACGCTGGCGCAGGCCGCCGTCGCCTTCGGCATCACGGAGGCCACGGGCCTGAAGACCTGGTGGGCCCTGCCCCTGGCCACCGCGCTGAGCGCGGTCAAGACCTGGGTCCAGCGCAAGCTGGCGGCCAAGCAGGCCGCATGACCCAGGCGCAGATCCCCGAAGGCAGCGTGTTCATCACGCCATCACAGATGTATGCGCAGCAGGTGGAGACGACAGCAGCGGTACGGCGCCTCGAAGGCAAAGTGGACATGCTGGTGACCCAGCTGTCCGAGCGGGACAACGAGAAGGACCGGGTCCATTCGGACCATGAGTCCCGGATACGCGAGCTGGAACGGCACGGCACCGCCGACCATGACCAGCGCATCACGGACGTGGAACGCAAGGTCTGGAAGGCGGTGGGCGTGGTCGGCGTACTGGGCGCCGGGTGCTCCGGCGCCATTGTCGCCATCTTTCAGGCGCTCGGGCACTGAGCCAGCTACGCTGGCGGAGCGTCACAGGGACGCCGTGCCCCTTGGTTCAGGCACAACGCAAAAATGAGGCCCACCCCCGGAGGGGTGGGCCTCATGCGTGCGGGTGCGCCAACACCCGCACAGTGTCCGCCGGGAATCCCGGAGCCGTGGGGATGGCGGACAAGCTGACGCCCCTCTGGCGTCGGAGCTGGCCACGAGGCCAGAGGGGCGTGATCAGGGGGTGGGGCCTTCTCGTGCGCT